AAGAGGTGAGCAAGCCAGATGGTGTTGTTGTCGTCTCTCCTGGCATGCGATTCGAGATCGAGCGCAATCTGGACCTGTCAGCCGGTCACTTTCAGCTGCTACAGCAAGCCGAGATAGCGCTGTCGTCGACCGGCCCGAATGCTGCCCTGCTGGGTCAATCCGGCTCAATCTCCGGTCGAGCGAAAGAGCTGGACCAGCAGGGCGGCGCTTTGCAGATTGGAGTGCTGCCGGACAACTTGCGGGACTTCCAGCTGCGGGTTGCGAAAGCTACGTGGCATCGCGTCTGCCAGTACTGGGACGAAGAGACCGTCATTCGCGTCACAGACAGTGAACTCGGGCTCAAATTCATCAAGCTGAACGAAAAGACGACGCAGGGCGAGTTGGCTGCGCGCAGGTTGAAGGGCAAACCGCCCGAAGAGATCCAGGCTGCGTTGGATCAGATCGCGCAAGACCCTGCCGCGCAGCAGCCGGCGATCGCGAACAACGTCGCAGAGCTGGAAGTCGACATCATCATCGATGAGACGCCCGACACCGTCACGCTGCAGTCTGAGGACTTCCAGAACATGGTGGCCTTGGCCGGATCAGGTCAGGTGATCATCCCGCCTGAAGTTCTGATCGAAGCCTCTGGCTTAAGCTCGGGCAAGAAGAAGCGAATCATGGAGATTCTGAAGCCGAAGGAAGATCCCGCAGCTCAGATGCAGGCCCAGATGGCCGAATTCATGATGAAGCTGGAGGCCATGCTCAAGCAGGCCGAAGTTCGTGAGACGAACGCCTCTGCTGCGCTCAAGGAAGCGCAGGCCGGCAAGACCGAGGTCGAGGCGATCTCTACGACTGCTCAGGCGATGGCGCCAGAGCCGGATCGTAAACCGTCACAGGCTCCTTCCCGGTCAGCGGCGTAATCACCGCAGCTGTCAGTTCCAGGTTATTCGCAAGTAATCGCAGTTCGGCAATCACGTCGAACACATCAAAGCTTTCTCGCAGCGAGTGCTGAATCTCAGCGCTCTTGCCATTGGGCAATTTCACTTTGAACGGTAGCGGATGGCCGCTGTTCGTGGTCGCTGAGATCACGAACGTGATGCCTTTCATCTGGAATTCTGGGTTGCTCATGCGGCGGCCTGCGTGATTGGTCGGTCGCAGACGGGACAGGCGATTTCGTAGTAGTCGCCGTCGCGTGGATCGGGCTGCAAACGCATCTCCGATGTCGTGCATTCGATCTCTGTTTTGCACGCTGAGCAGGTGAGAACAAACGCGCGTTCTCTCTCAACTTTATCGCCGCGCTTCAAGATTTTCATGGGCTTCTCCAGTTGGGGGACGCTCGATTCTATACCCGCCGACGGGGTTAACGGTCGTTCGGCTTCTCGCCGTCAAGAGAAAACCGCCGCCGGGTTCGGGCGTACGTATCCAACGTATGGAGATGACTGATGGGCACATTTGACGCTGCTTTTGCTGATCGACCTGTTGTGAAAGACGAGCCTAAAGAGGAAATCGTCGAAACACCAGAAGTCGAGACGCCTGAAGAGGGCGAGCAGCCTGAAATCCCTGCTGATCCGCCAAAGGTTGACGCTCCGAAGGAGCCAGACCCCGCGCCGATCAAGACCGTTCCTCATGAAGCGCTCCACGCCGCACGTAAGCGCGCTGAAGCAGCAGAGGCACGGCTGGCAGAGCTTGAGAGGAAGCCTAAAACATCGGTGCTTGAGGACGAGGACAAGGCGTTCGGCGAACGTCTGTCTGAAGCCACCTCACCGCTGCGACAGCAGATCTTCAGGCTCTCAGTGAACTACGCCAAGCGCGTTCCCGGTCGAGAGGATTACGACGAGGTCTACGACTTCATGAACGCTGAGGTGCAAGCGCACCCCGAGCTGTTCCAGCAGATAGACCAAGACGACCCCGGTGAGTCGATCTACAAGCTCGGAAAGATCCGCAAGGAGCTGTCCGAGGTGGGTGGAGATCTCACCAAGTACCGCGAACACATTACAGCGAAGACAGCCACTGAACTGAGTCAAGCGCGCGAGGAAATCAAAGCGCTCAAGGCTCAGATTGCAGCAGACCAGGCCTCGAAAGAGAAGAAAGCACAAATCCCGCAGTCACTGAACGCAGAGCCGTCCGGGTCTCCGAAAGACGAGACCTTCGCCGGCCCCAAACCACTGAAAGCGGTTTTCGCAAACTAATTCGAGGGCTTTATGGCTATTACCTATACCGCGAGTGCATCGCGGGTACAGTCGTGGGACGATGATTTCTGGACGGAGTATGTTCGTGAGTCTCGCTGGAAGCCCTATATGGGCACGAGCGAGAACTCCATCATCCAAGTGAAGGAGCGCGGATCGGGTACGTGGCGCCGTGGCGATCGCTTTACGTTCAACTTCGTTGGACAGTTGACGAATTCCGGTGTGACCGGCTCCAACATGATGGAGGGCAACGAAGAAGCGCTGGATCAGAAGGCGTTCTTGCTGTCGGTCGACAAGATCCGTAACGCGGTGATCATTCCAGAACTGGAAGAGATCAAAAACGCGATCGATCTGCGCGATGCAGCTCGTGAGACGCTCAAAACGTGGATCAGCAAGGATCTGCGCGACAAGATGACGCTGGCCGCCGGCAACATCAACGGTGTTGCATTCGCCTCGGCGACTGAAGCTCAGCGCGATGCGTGGCTGGACTACAACAACGACCGTGCACTGTTCGGCGCAACGGTAGCCAACACCGATAGCACCGGCGGAACGGTCGCTTACGACTTCTCCGATTCCCTGGCAACCATCGACAACACGGCGGACAAGCTGACGCCTGCTGCTTTGTCGCTGATGAAGCGCCAGGCGCAGTCGGCGAATCCCATCATCTCGCCTGTTCGCACGAAGGGCGATGAAGAGTGGTATGTCGCGCTCGTCAACCGCCTTGCCATGCGCGATCTGAAGGAGAACGCAGCCTTCACGCAGAGCAATCGTGAAGCACGGGAGCGTGGCAAGGACAACCCGCTGTTCCGCGGTGCTGATTACGTCTGGGACGGAATCATCATCCGTGAATTCCCGGAAATCCCTCTCACCACGAACGGCACCATCCAGGTCGGTCCGGTGTATCTCATGGGCGCTCAGGCCCTCGCAATGGCTTGGGCGCGTCGGTCGCGAACGGTCACAAAGACGTTCGACTACGACGACAAGTGGGGCGTGGAGATGAGCGAAATTCGCGGGATGGACAAAATCCGCTTCGCCTACAACGACAGCGACGACACCCACACCAAGGACGCAGGCATGGTCACTGGCTGGTTCGCTGCGGTTGCCGACTAACCCCTAGGAGAAAACGAGATGGCTACTTTGTATTCCAACCGTGGGGCGCCGACATTCCCGGTTCCCCAAGCAGTTGGCGGCGGTGTTCTGAACGCCCATTGGGCGACCTATAACTTTCTGGTGAATCCGACGGCGGGAGACGTTGTTCGGATGCTCACTCTTCCAGCTCGCGCAACGGTGATTAGCGGGTTCCTCTACGGTCCTGACATCGATACAGGCACGGACGCACTGGATATCGACGTTGGCTGGCAGGCGAACGGCGTAGAGGCGGCGGACCCGGACGGCTTTGGCAACATGGGTGTGCTGAACGGCGCCGCGATCACCAACGTCAAGCCGGAAACGGGAATTTGGCGCCCCTTGGGCGGCGTGCTGTTCACCACTGGCCCGCAGTTCTTCACCAATGAGACGAACATCGTTCTGACGGTCATCGCTGCAGCGAATGCTGGCGGCACCGGTCGGCTCACGCTGCAAGTCAACTTTGTCTGCCTGTAAGGAGGCGCTATGGCTCTCACCAAGTTCAAATATGTGGGCGGCAAGGATCGCGGTGTGAACGCGAACAAGCAGCAGATCGTGTACGACATCGTCTTCCCGTTGGGTAAGGCGGTGGAGGTGCCCGATAGCATCGTGCACAAGATGCGCACCAAGGATGAGTTCGAAGAGGTCTCTGGAACGGTTGACCCAAGCGAATTCGAGCTGCAGAAGGAGAAGGACGCCAAGCTGCTGGAGAAGTCAAAGGCGAAGGACGTGAAGCTCTCGCCTGAAGAGATCGAGGAATTGAAGGCGGTCAAGGCGCGAGAAGAAGCGCGGGTCGCCAAGATTCAAGAAGACGCGAAGCTCGGTCGATGAGCAAGGAGCCCCAACTAAGACTTGGGGCTTTCTCATGACACTTACAGAACTCTATACCGCCGCGCTCCAAGAGATCGGCAAAGTTGCGTCCGGTGAAGTGGCTGAGGCTGACGATCGTGATGTTGTCGAGCAGAAGTATCTGAGCCTCTACGCCATGCTGGAAGCCAAGAATCTGGTGGATTGGGGTGTTTCTGAGGAGGTCCCGACATACGCGGAGCAGCCCATCACCTACATGCTCGCGTTCCTGTGTTGCCAAGCCTTTGGTGTATCCGGGCAGAAACGGCAAGAAATGGGCGTGCTAGGCGCACTTGATGCACCACAGCCGTCCATTGCCGAGCGCCAGCTCAGAAAGCTGGCTGCGAAGAAGTATTACTACCAGCCCGCGCGGACTGAATACTTCTAATGCAACTCCAGTTCGGCGTTGAGCATGCACCGCACCGCTCGAAGGTGGTTGGGGCAAGCAAGATGGTCAACTGTTATCTGGAGGAAGCTCCAAAAGCAGCGCCATCACCCGTCGCGGTCGTACCAAGCTACGGGCTTGACCTGTTCGCGACGATGGGTACTCGCCTGCGAGGCGCCACGGTGGTTAACGGCGTGCCGTACCTGGTGTCAGGAAACACGCTCTACACCCTGACTCAGGCGGGCGTTGTCACCTCTCTTGGATCAGGCATCGACGGCACAGCTGCGATTTCGGTCATTGGCGACGGACAGAACGTCATCGCCATGGGATCTGGAAAGGGTTACGTGTATGACGGTACTACGCTCAGTCAGATCACGGATCCTGATTTCCCTGGCTCGAACTGGGCGGCGTACCTGG